TCAACCGATTTTAATAATTCCTTCAAGTCTTTCAAAACTTGCTTGTTTACGAGCCGTATTAGATTCATTATAAACATCCATCGTTGTGGTAATATCTGCGTGACCCATAATTTCTTGAATCAATTTAAGGTCTGTTTCATTTTCACAAAAACGGGTGCAAAATGTATGTCTTAAAATATGTGCTGTAAAGTGAGGCAATAAAAACGGCTGGCGTTTTTCTTCCTTTGCAAGTTCTGTTTCTTTTGCGTTATAGTCCTTTGTAATGCGTTCTATCGCCCTATTAACATTATGGGGGTTAAATACTTCACCATATCTATTAGTGAACACAAAGCCCGTGTAACCGTCAATAGAGGTCTTACAGAAAGAGCCGGTTTGCATTTGTCTTAATCTCTCTTGCATCAGTGCTTTTCTTACTTCATTAAACATTGGTATAACTCTTGTACCTGCGCTTGTTTTCGGTGTGGTTATATGGTATTCCATTTTTCCGTGTTCCTGCTGCCTATAAATCAAATTGTGATTGATATTGATAATGCCATTTTGAAAATCACAATCATTCCAGCATAAACCCAGCATTTCACCGATTCGGCAACCAGTACCCAATAAACAAGTAAATAAGGGCAACCAATGATTAAAGGTTTCAGAAGTAGAAAGAAAGTTTATAAATGCTGCTTGCTCATCCTCTGTTAAAGCGTGTTTCTTTTCTCTTTCCCAATTTTCGCCCCTTTTAATTTCGGTCATAACTCCATCTGAAGGATTTTTCCTTATAATGTCATCTCTAACCGCATCTTGAAAAACAGGGTGCAAAATGGTATAGATAATTTCAACGCTATTCGGCTTGAACCCATCCCGCAAAAGCCCCTTTAAAAAGCGTTTAATATCGGTGTATTTAATATTCTTAATTGGCACGTTTCCAAACTGTGGTTGTATGTACTTCTTATACATATATTTATAGTTGGTTCGTGTGGATTGCTTCAAAACCCTTAATTCAATGTTATCAGTCCAGTAATCATCAAGTGTTAATTTAGGCTTTACAATAATTCCATCTTCCAAATCCCGCTTGACTTTCTTTGCTAACTCTCTTAAACATTCGGTTTGCCTTTTTCCGGCTGGGGTTTTGTCAGTCTCAACCAATCGCCAAGAATACACGCTTTTTAAATTGCCTTGATGGTCGTAATATCGGTATTCATACCTCCCATCTTTTTTCTGGAATTCATTATCCCGTAAAATACGCCCTTTGTTGTCTTTTCTCTTTTCACTCATTTCAATTAGTCCTCCTTTAAGACCAATGAACCACGAAAAGAGCCACATCAAGCATTAGTATTATAGCATAGATGTTTCTCTTTTACAAGTAGTTTTCAGTGTTTTTCTAAATTATTTTTTAAAATTATAAACGAAATCAAATATAATTAAGTTTGTCAATGTAGTTTTCAAACAGTTTTCTTTTAATCTGCGCTCTATTTCCATTCCATAGAACCCAGTCAGCATCCGGGAAATCATTCGCAAGATTGCGTAATTTATGAACGCCGATTTTAAAATATTCGGCTGCTTCTTCAATATTTAAAATGTATTTTTCCCAAATGGGAATATTAAATTTTCCGTTAGTTTCCATATCTTTATAAATCTCTCCTATTATGATAAAAAGGGAGTATGCCCGGAATCGAGCATACCCCTTTAAAAGTATTGTTATTTAATTGAAGGTGTATATGTTAATTCCACCTTGCACGGCAAAGAAAAAGTAATTCTATTTTGACGGCTTTTAATTGTGTTTCCAATCTGTAAAAACTCAAAATTAAAATCCTTTGTCAATGTCTGCTTGTGTTCGTCTGAATCGGTTTCAATAATTTGTGTATCGCCCTTAATTGTAATAGTCTCATCCACCTTGCAATTTTTAATAATTGTGGTTGTGTTGAATGTGGTATTACTGATTGTTAAATCTCCCGGACGGTCAATAACAATCTTTAAATCTGGGTAAATACAACCGATTTCATCGGAAACATCAGATAATAGAAATTCTTTCTTTTGGTCTGTTACCGTGTATCTATATGTTTGGGTCTGACCATATCCAACCGGTGAATCTGTTTCCATCGTCAGACTAATTCCAATTAGATTTTTACCAACATAAATTTTTTGCAGGTTAAAACTTGCATTATAATATTTTTCTGTATCGTCCCCGCTATCCGGTACAAAGTAAAAGGGTAAATATTCCCTACGATTTAACCACCGCATAATATCACGGAATTCATCAGAGGTAATAACCATTTCTTTACCTTTGTAAATTTGGGGATTCTTGCAGATTTCAAAAGTGGTAGTATAGCAAGTATCATACTTGACACTTGCTAATGTATGTAACTTACCACTATTTTTAAGCATTTTATTAAAGGTCAGTTTTACACCCTCTGTAACGCTTTTACCCTTGTTTGAGGATGTTATATAACCAATGATAAAACCATAATCAGATAAATATTGATTATCGTAAAAGAAATCTTTCATTGTTTACACATCCTTTCTTTTATAATCGAATTTATATTTCTTCTTTGCAAGGGCAGAGCCGCCACGCACTCTACCAATAGTCATATCAACAACAAAGTTTTCAAATTCTTTGTCCTGTTGTGCTTGCTTCATAGTTGCACTATATGTATATGCATCTCTATTAGCAGCATAATTTTTAACCATTTCGGCAAATTGTCTTTGTGTTTCCGTCAATTTCATAATTTGCCTCCTTATACAGTAAATAAGGGTTTAGCCGTGTTAATCAACCAATCAATCTTTTCATTTTGCATTTTGTCAATTTGTTCTGCTGCGCCCTTTTCCATAACGCCGGACAAATTATTATCACCCATATAAATATTAACGGTCTTATTACTTGTGGAAATACCATTGTTAGAGCCGATAGAAACGGCATCCGTCAATTTATCAAACATTGCTGCATTGCGTTCAATCATCTTATCAATCAGAGATGCAAAACCGCTAATTAAACTAACGTCATTTACATCAACACTTGATTTAATGCTATCTTCACGAGCAACGGACAAACCGCTTTCAATGGTCTTATCATCGAAAATACCATTTTCAATATCGGTAATTTCATCAGCCATATTTTCAAAAGTACCCAATACATTATCAGATAACTTTTTACTTGCTTTATTGGCTGCATCTGCATTATCTTCAATGCCAACGCCCAAACCCTGTGCAACGTACTTACCGAATACGGCGGTTTCCTTTGAAGGTGAGTGAATACCAAACAAGCCTTTAATATAACTTAAAACACTTGATACCCAGCCTTTTAATTTTCCGTAAAGCCAACTAACAGCATTAGAAATACCATTAAACAAACCTTTCACAAGGTTCAAACCAGCATCAACAATTTTCGGTACACCTTCGCCAATGGCTTTAACAAGGGAGGTGACAATAGCCGGAATCGCCTTGATTACCTCTTTTATAATAGTTGGAAGATTCTGAACCAGAGAAACAAGCAATTCAACACCGGCTTGAATGATAGCGGGGATGTTATTTGCAATCGCATTAACTAAACCGCTTACAATTTCCGGAATGGCTGTCACGACGGTCGAAATTATTTGTGGTAATGCCTGAATTAAAGAAATTAACAGATTGATACCCGCTTGAATGATTTGTGGTATTGCGCTCAAAAGTGCATTGATTATACCATTGATGATAGCAGGAATGGCAGACACGATTGCTTGAATTATCTGGGGCAATGCGCCTACCAGACTTGTAATCAAGTTAATTCCGCATTCAATAATTTGCGGAATGGCTGATAACAGAAATTCGATGATACTAATGATAATCTGGGGCAATGCTGCGATAATATTCGGAATCGCACCTAATAAACCTTGAATAAGGCTTTCTACCATCTGCAATACGCATTCTAATAATTGTGGTAAACAATCTAACAATGCTTGAATGAGTACCGGCACACTTGCAACAATGGCATCAACAATCAATAAGACGGTTTCAACCAAAGATGGAATCATATCGCAAATAGCCTGTACCAAAAGCGGGAGCAATGCAACCACAGTATCAACTATGGTTAAAAGCAATGTAGGCAGTACCGCTAAAATACCTTGAATAAGTTGTGTAATGCCCTGAATCAATGTAGGCAATGCAGCCATCAGAGCCGAAATAATACCCGGCAAAGCAGCAACCACCGCATTAACCAAAGACACAGCACCGGACACAAGAGCCGGTAACAACTGGTTTAATAATTGGGGTATCATTGCCACAAGTTGTGGCGCAAGTGTTGTTACAAGGCTTGTAATGCCATTTAAAACAACAGAAATTCGGGGAATAAGGTTTTCACCAACTGTAACCACAGAATCAAAGAAATTTTGCATTAAAGCATCAAAATCCTGTGTTTCATCGGTCATACCCGTTAAAAGGTTAGTCCACGCCGCCTTCATAGACGAAATAGAACCTTGAATAGTTGTGCTTGCTTCTTTTGCGGTTGTTCCTGTAATTCCCATTTCTGTTTGAATTACGTGGATTGCATCCACAACATCCGCATAACTGGAAATATCGTATTCAATGCCGGAAATCGCTTGTGCATCTGCAAGCAATCTTTGCATTTCTTCTTTTGTACCGCCGTAACCTAATTTAAGGTTATCCAGCATAGTATAGTTTTGTTTTGCAAAACCTTGATAGGCATTCTGGATTGATTCAATCGCAGTTCCCATTTTATTAGCGTTATCGGACATATCGACAATCGCCATATCTGCCTTCTTTGCCGCTTCAACGGTATCACCGCCCAATGATTGTAAAAGGCTTGCACTAAAACTTGTGACAGTAGCCATATATTCATTGGCTGACATACCAGCGGTTTTATAGGCGTTTGCAGCGTTCTTAATAACTGTATCGGATGAATCCTTAAATAAGGTTTCTACACCGCCTACCAACTGTTCATATTCTGCATAGGCTGCGATAGAGTCTTTACCGATTTTTACAATCGCTGCACTTGCTGCGGTTAATGCAGCGGTCAAGCCAACGGCAATACCCTTTCCGACACTTGCCATTTTGCTTGAAAATGAGCCGAAGGAACTTTCGGCATCTTCCATACCCTTTTTAAAGTCACTTGTATTAAGTGATAGTATGGCTTCATATTCGGCTACCTTTTGAGCCATAATAAAACACCTTCCTTTTCGGAGGTGCTATGTTTTATAGATTAAGTTTCAATAAGCAAATCCATTAAATTAGCACCTGTTTTTTTCGGTGCTGAAGGCTTTTTAATAGTCTCTTTATTATCCTTATTTCCACTATTCAAATCCTTTTGTAATTTACTTGCCCTATCTTCAAAATACGCTAATTTATAATCTGTATCGCTCATCAACTCATTAAAAGTAATCGTTCTTACTAAATCTCTAAAAACCAAAATCGGCATATTCATTATTTCGGAATATGTGTTATTGGTCTTTGTCATAACAACGGCTATATCATTCATCAAATAAACACTATCTTTTTTTCTTACCTGTTTTTCTAACCGTTCAATTTTCCTTTGTTTGTCGTATCGCTTTTTAGCCTCTTTATTTTTGCTATTTGGCTTTTCTTGCTCTGGTTTAATATCTGGTAACTGTAAAAAATCTTTTTCAAACAAATCATTTATAGATTGAAAAACGGATTCAATCAATTTAACTTGACCGTCTGGGGAAACATTTTCAACCACCCATTCAACCGGATAATTAACCAATTCCGCAAAAATACAATTTACTGTGTTTACTTGCTCAATATCGCTTATTTCTTTTTCTCCCGCTGCACCAAATAAAGAGAAAATTTTATAAAATAATTCAGTCGAAAAATTGAGAGCAACCGAAAACGTGCGGTTGCTCCCATTCTTCATATCAATTTTAAAATCTTTGTTGCAAGAGAGAAAAACAATAGAATCAATGTTTTTCATTATCCCTTACCCGTTCTGGTCATTATCCAATTTAATATTGGTTGTTTTGATTCTATCATTGATAAAAGCAAAAACCGCCACCAATACATCATAATCATTAAAACCAGCGTTAATATTAGCCATAGTGTATGTTTCACCGCTTGTATTCATATTGATAAGCATTAAACACCAATCTTTCATAAGGTCAAACAATTCACCATAAATAGCGGGGTCAGGGTTTTTAGATTTCAATACCTTTTGATATTCTAAATACTTATTAGCAACACGGGACATAGCCGCCAAAAATTCAGAGGTAAAATTACCGGAAATTTCATATCTATTACCATTCATATCAACAATCAAAATAGGCTTTTTTCTATTCTTTGTAAAATCCAGTACATCGCTATATTGTCTATCACTATTCACATAATCGTTAGCGGGTCTATTATCATATCTCTTGTTATAACCATTACCATTATATCTATATCCATTATTATTTCTGTTACCGTTATAATTACGGTTATACCCGCCGTTATATCTCTTACCATTATTATAAGACATTTCTTTAAAGCCTCCTCACCGACTTATATATATTTCAAAGTATTAAAATTAGTTTGCAAACCAATTTTATAAAAATAAATGGGGGATGATTGCAAAAACCATCCCGCCATTATTATATATTCAATTTTAAATTACTCTGCGGCATCCTCTGCGCCCAGATTTGTAACAATGTAATAAGAACCCTGCTTACCATTGCCCAAAGTAGTATTAGAGCAAGAGAAAGTCATATTCAATGCAATAGGATTTTCGGCATCAAATACCATTTCCAAATCGGGATTCCAAGTTGCATTAGGCATATACAATTCAAACTTGATACCGTTGTTTTCGCCACGGAAACACAACGCAAGATTTGCGGGTGCATCATCTTCACAGCCGTAAATAGTATATGTACCGTCCTCATTATCGACAACCTCTGAACCAGAGGTATAAAGGGTCATATTTTCCTTCGTTAAAGCAATAGTGCTTGTTTCAAATTCGGTCTCATAGCCGGAAACGAAAGTAGCAATCTGACCATCGCTGGCAGAGGTAATAGGGGTACTTTCGCCAGTTCTGCGGAAGGTTGCGCCGTCCTCTGCAATATAGCCGATTTCTGCCATCTGTGTGTATGTGGTTTCACCAACCTTAAAATCCTTTACGGGCATAGCATACAAATGACCACAACCAACGCCTACCGGACCTTTACCGAGTTTCAAAAACTTCATCATAGGTTTTATTCTTCCTTTCTATAATTTTTTATTTATAAAAGTGAATTGCACTTGAAATACAAAGTATCTTTGTAAACTTCCAAAGCATCCATATATGAAAAACCATCCTCATCAGAAAGAGAGAATTTAACAAATTCATCAATTTCAATGGGACGGTATCTAAAATCTAAACAATCTTTAATTTTGTTTTTCAATTCTTCGCCGGTTGTAATGTCCTTTGAATAAACATCAATTTCAAAGCGGTATTTCTTAACAATCCCGCCTTCGTCAAGTCTCCACCTATAACATAAAAATGTATCGGCTTCGATTTCTTCCGGCTTATCTAAAAGAAAGATAGCATCATACTTTTTTCGATGGTCTTTCTTATTAGTGCATTTCGGGACAATTCCCGAATCAACCAAATATTGACGGACACAATCAAAATCCATTGTTCGCTATCCCTCCTTTAACCTTTGCTAATCTCATTAGCAATAATTTTCATATAATTATCATAGTTATCATTTAATGCGGTTGATACGTTACCGTGGTATTTATCCTCATACTTTGCATAGGGAACATTAGTACCAACTTTACCGATAATGTCATCACCGGTCTTTACAACGTCGTGAGTCCAACTACGGCGCAAATGTCCGGTATCAACGTGGGTTAAAGCCTTTGTATCTGCTTCAAAAGCAATAACCGCCTTTTTCATACCTCTTTCGGCAGCGGCTAAAATTCTATCCGTTGCATCTTTCCAACCATTAGTAGCCATAATTACAACACCGCCTTCAGGTACAAAATATAATAATCTGACCAATCCACAAGTTTAATAATTTCGTATTCATTGCCCTTGTAGGTGACGGTTAAACCCTCTTTAATGTCTGTATCAACATAGCAATAAACGGAATATTGAGCATCAATATAATAACCATATTCGCCGTAGGTCTTTTCACGGCTGGAAGGCTGCACATTGCATTCAATGCGCTTTTGTGTTGGTTCGCCCTCTTTATAAACGCCCTTGACCATTTCACCGGCAGTATCAATATTTAGCGTAATTTCATTATCAATAATCAAAACCATAGCAACACCCCATTAAAACACCCTTACAGGTGGATAAGGTAACATTGCTTTTACGGCATCGGTTAAACCATTTGCATCAAAGGTCTGTTTACTTGATTCAAAAGTATTTGACACTGAACCTTGTGATTGCTGCACAATGATTTTTTCACCTGATAATTTCTTTAAATCACGCATTGCATTATTGTAATAACTGGTTGCTAACTCACAAGCGGCGGTAAAATATTCTGATACATCCGCTGTTTTATCCAATCTCAAATAGTTTCGGATTGCCGTATATGCGTTATCAATCTTAACTACAAGGATTGATTCATTAGCAGTAATACCCAAATCATTAAATACAGATTGCAAGTATTCAATTTCATTTGCATATTTTGTTTTTAATGTTTCAATCATTTGTTGCAATCCTTTCTATTCATATTTTAAAAATGGGGAATGGCTGTTACACCATCCCCCGATTATTCAATTTTTAATTACTCAATGGTATACTCAACAGTAGCAACACCGGCATCATTAAGCACGGCAGCACCGCCGACAGTCAAACCACGCACACCGTCAGCAAAATCACTCTGAAGGCGCATTGCTTCGAGTTCGTCAATCTGCTTACCAAAACCAACAGCACCCTTGTAAAGTGCAACAAGAGTATGTACGGGAGCATTAGCGGAAACAATGATAGTCATACCGTTAATCTTCTGACCGTTCACAATACCATTTGCAAGCACATCGGGATTATGAGTAAATCTCTTATCCTTCTGGAGGAGACCCAGAGCATCCCAATCAATCACAACATAGCGGTTTGCAACAGGTACATTCTTCTTACCGAGAGCAACACCCAAATCAACAATAGCATCATAGATAGCCTCGGGAGTAGCAGCGGTCACAGCGGTCAACTTTGTACCAGCACCAGCAGCATACTTTGCATAAGCATAAGCATCAGCGGCAGCACCAACCTTGTTAGCCTGTGCAACTGCAAACTCATCAACAACGGCAATATTAGTCTGTGCCTTGTCAACGTCCTTAACCTTATCAGCGAAATACTTCTTAAATTCAAAAGTCATTTCAACAGGTGTAGTATCAACATCGCCCCATTCAATAGAGCCTTCATAATCCTTAATATCACCGCCATCAACACGGTTAAATACAATGCTTGAACCGGTCATTTCAGTAGGGGCAGTAGTAATCAAATCAAGTACGGAAACATTTTTAAAAGCCTCTACAAGGCGAGTTTCCCAAATCTTTCTAACAAAATTCTTTGTAGCCATAATTTAAAAATCCTTTCAATATATAAAATAATAATTATTTCTTCTTACCCAAAACGGAATCAAAATAAGCGTTGATTTGTTCGGGAGTCATTGCGCCCAATTTAGCGGGGTCAAGTTCACCCTCCAAATTGCCGCTATCGGGTTTATGAGATTTACCCAATCTTTCATCAACAACCTTCTTAACGGCTGCACTAAATGCAGTTTCCAAAGTTTCAAGATTCTTTGTGGTTGCTGCTTCATCTTCACCAACAAAGAAATTAACCAAATCAACGGGTAATCCCTTTTCGGTTGCAATGGTCAATGCCTTATTGGTCAAATCCTTTCTAACAGATTCAGCCTTCAGAGCCTCAAAATCAGCCTTTAACTTTGCAATCTCTGTATCTTTCGGGTCAGCATCGGGGAAACGCTTCTTGTGTTCCTCATCAACCAACTTTGCAAGATTGTTATTTTTCCAAGTTTCAAGAGACTTTGTAAAATGTGAATCGTTAATAGGCTTTAACAATTCCTTACCTGCATCAGTTTCAAGAAACTTGCTTACACTGTCAGCATTAACAAAGCCAGCGACATAATTGTTATAATCCTCTGTACCTTCAAAGGATTTCATACTTTCAATAAGTTCATTAAATTCCATAGTTATATATCTTCCTTTCGCCCTTTAAGTCCTAAACTGTGTAGCCCTTAAAGTCCTAATTAGTTTTAATTTTTTTGATATGCCGTTTGCCCTTTAAGTCCTGCATTGTGCAACCCTTAAAGTCCTAATAAGCATTTATATATAAAAAACACCCTATACCCACATAACGGAGCATAGAGAGTTAAGACAAAATTATTTATTGTTTTTCCACTCATTGAATGTTTTATATTCAATATTCTTGTGGGTTTCATTATCTGCCCTTTTACCGGGTCTGTAACCATCGACAATAGGCACATAGGCACATTTACAGCAAGGATGCGCCGGATTTTTCGGAGCATCGTTTAAATAAAATTCTTTGCCGTCCATATCAGCACAATAATCACAAGTATTCTTTTCAAGTGTAGCCATCCACATAACTTTATCAACTACACCGGAATTTTTATATACATCTAATTGAGCCTCATTTACAACCCTTGCTAATTCAGTATTAACAAGCCTTGTAGCCTGATAAGCGGTAACGCCGAAATCATCTTTAATTTTCTTTGCTACCTCTCTGGGTCTTTTGCCGATTCTGATACAATCCAAAACATCTTGATAAATGCGGTTTGCTAAATCATTTGTATTGTCCCATACACGGTCTGAAAATCTTTTTCCATCTATGGTATCATTCAAAGCACGTCTAACAAATTCCGCTTTTACTAAATTAAAGTCAACAGATAATCCGATTTTAGCGGCTGTCTTTTTAAAGGCTTCATTATATCCACCCTCCAGCACACTATTTAAAAATGCAACCTCTGATTCATTCATACTGTTTAATGTCAAGGTCAATTCTTCTTGAATACTCAAAACCATAGAATCAGATAGCATAATTGCGCCGTTGTCATCCATATTATTTAAAAGAATGACGGCGATTTTCTCTATTGTTTCATCCTGCGATTTTTTAAAGTCCTTTAACAGTTCTTTAAGTTTTTTAGCGGTCTTATCATCAATATCAGATTTAATTTTTACAAACTCATTCATTCAGTAGAGCCACCGCCACCAGAGCCATAAAAAGCACTATTCACAACATCAAGGTTAATTGCCTGTGAATTTTCCTTTTCCTTTTTAATTCGCTCTAATTCAATCTGGGGATTCTCAATAAATGGTAAACGCTCTAATTTTGTTTGATGGCTTACAATATCGCCTAATTGGTTTACCTCATTGATTCTGCCGGCAATATCCATAGGAATATCAATGTTTGCAGCAATCTTAATATCAGTGAAATCATATGTAATATTCTCTGAAATATAGAGATAAAGACAAATGAACTTTACACGGTCATAAAGCACATTTAACACGGGATTTAAAACCATATTCACACGTTGGTCAAGTCCCGTCAATCGAGATTGCAGAGCAACACCGGAAATATTGCTTGATAACTTTTCATTAAAATCAATGTGACCGCTTTGTGCATATAGATTTTCTTTAATCTCTGCTAACTGGTTTTTAATGGCTGCATCGTTAATATTCTTAATTAACCATTCCGGCTTTGCATCCTTAAAAGGATAGAAAATAATACCGGCATCTTTATCCTTTACAGCCTTTACCATTTCTTTTGTGCTATCACTTGAAACGCCATTATCACACATAGTAATATAAGCATTCTTAAATTCAGAAATTAAACATTGCTGATTTGATACCAATTCATTATAAGCATCATTCAGAGATTTAATTTTTGTGTAAATGGTTTCTGCATCCTCAATTTCACACATAGAAACGGGCATACATTGAAAAGGATGTGTTTCTGTTTTATCCTCTAACAATAAATTATCTTTGTAAATTTCAATAGTGCCATCGGGATAATAAACATTGTAATATTGCCCGGTGTGGTACTTCTTTTGATAGAAATAAATAAAGCGTTCAATATTTCCATCCTCATCCACATAAGCAATAGAATTTGAAGGGTTTAAAATCCTTTCACTTAATCTACCGTATTTATCAAAGTAATAGAGAATAAAACATTTACCATAAATTTCTAACTCACGCATAATTTTTTGGTCGTGGTTTAGGTCGTAATGCTCAATGGCTGCGGAAATGGCTTTTTCTAACTTAACATTGCCGCTTTTGCTTGCATATGAAACAGGCTTATTCAAAGCATAGGCGATTTCTTCACCGATAAATTTTGAAATCCAGTTAATATGAATAGCCATATCACCCATATCAGCACGGATTTTAAAAACACTGTCATCATAAATTAAGTGCTTACCATCATAATAATTTTTCATTGTCTGATATGTAGGTTTCATAGCATTATATTCAGTAATCATCTTTTGTAAAAGTGTTGAATTTTCCGTTTTCCCTCACATCCTTTCATTTAAAAATATCCAATATCACGGAATGAAACAAATTTATATGTACCGCCCGTTGTGACCTGCGCTATATTCTGCACGGCATCTGCAAGGGCATCTATCATATCATCGTGTTGTGTAAATGCAGTACCCGCAAATTCTCTGATTTGCTCAATGGCTGCATAGTCATTTTCATTAAAAATAATTCGTCCCATATTTATATCAGGAATAATAGCATCAATGCGGCTATCCTTATTCTGAACACGGGATTTATTGATAATGGTTAAAGGTCTGTTTTTTAATTGCGGGTGATTGCTGATAATCTCTTGAATTTTGAGAACGTCAGCACCCATATAAACATTCTTTTCTATTGATAGAGTGTTTATATCAGTGTATTTAACCAACAAATCAATAACTTTGTTTATATAAGAATCGTAATCCATTTTATCAATAATGGATTTACGAGCATATTTAATTGAATGTCTATAACCGTTTTTATCGGTGTAAACATTATTACCTTCAGATAAAATACAAAATGCGTAATAGTCCGATTTCTTTTTATTTGTTGCTGCTGGGTCAACAGAAAGAATAGTTTTATTGAATGGGATTGATTCAATATCCATTTCGGGAATTGCTGATAGTGAATGAATACGCTTTTCACCCAAATTGTAAATATCGCATTGATACTCTTTCTTGAATGCAACGGGATTTTCTAACCATTCCTTGAAAAGTTGAAAACATTTGAATTTATCCCAGATAACCGGAAAATCCATTTCATCTTTATTATCAAAGTAATAATTTTCTGCATCTTCAATAGCATACTGATTGTTAATATCGGATAGAATTTCTTTTACTTTCATCCAGTGCGGATTATTACGGAAATACAAATCAATATCATCAATCGGAATACACTTTTCAATGTGCCTTTTCCACGTCACACGTTTTAAAAGTGAATCATATAAATCATTTACTTTTTGCACTGTACCCAATGCGATAACGTGATAATTTTGTGATTGCAAAGCCTTTAAAGCACCTGTATCAAATCTTTCAACAACTGCCTTTCGCCCTTCTTCGCTTTCAAGTTCTTTATCGTCCTGCCCGTCATCCTCAATAAGTAAACCAATACGATAGTTTTGGTAGTTAATACCTCTAACATTGGTATGAGATGAAACGGATTGAATTTTAACCCTTTGCGGTTTTAAATCAAGTTCAATTTCGGATGCATTGTATTTTAAATTCTTGTTTATGTATTCGCCAAAGCACATTTTTAAAAGTTCGTTTTCTTCAATCTGCGCCTTTATATCTTCAATAAAGTTATCTGCTCTCTGTTGAATGCTGGATTGAATCACAATCAAAGGATGAATGCAATATAAGGCAGTCCAACACACAAGAGGAATATTTATTGTAGCCGTCTTACCAAAACCACGAGGCATAACGTATACCGTGTTCGTGTTTTTCTTGTTTAGCATAGTATCATTCAATTCATCCCAGATTTGATAATGGGTTTTTGATAACGGAATCTTTTCGCCGGAATAATCAAATAAGAAGTCGTGCAAAAAGAATTCACAAAAGAAAGAAAAGTTTTGTTTTCCCAGCGCATATGCTAAACCGTGATATTCAAAGATTGTTGATTCACCTTTTAAGAATAATGCTTTTGCTGTTTCTTCATCGTACATATTGCATAAGTGCTTTAGAACGATGTATTTATAATCATTTTCGGATAGTATGGTTATACCTCCTTTCGGTCTTAAAAATATGGTGCGAATTTTTTTGATACTCCCCGCCCATACCCGCCAGACCGGGAAAACGAGAATGTACCCCCTCCAGCACTCCAAAACACAAGAGCCGGAGAAAGTCACACACCAAAGCATATAAAAAAGCAGAGATACCGCCGTTAATATCTCCACTTGAAATTATTTTATTTTTTCTGTGGTTTAATGCTCATCAGACAAAGCACAAAGCATTAAACAATTATTATTTTATTTTGTTTTTCTTCCATCGTAAAAGGCTAACAAATACCCCTTACCCCTTTAATAAATGGTAAATTACTGTGGTAAATCACTATACAAACAATAGCAAAGAGCCGAAAAGCCTTGATATATAAGGGTTTTTCTTGCTTATTGGCTACATTGTATTAGTTAAGAATGTAAATAAAAAAAACATTTTATTATCATTTACACAGTTATAAACCCTCAATATATGGGGGTCAATGCTGGGGGTTAATGGGTCAAGTCTATAAAACCCCAAAAAACAGAATTGATTTAGGGGTATTTTAACCATATCACAGAGGGGCAGGGGTCTTTTTATTCGCCCTCTTTATCTGCCTTAATTGCAGCCAATGCACCGGCTAAATCAAAGCCTTTGTTTTCTCTGTTATCCTCAATGGTAATATTCTGATTGCCTTTACCCAAAGAACGATTAAGAACACTGTTTACCGCTTCAAGTTTTGACCTTGTATCTTTATCACTTTCGGCTACTTCCCATAGTTTATGTGCGGCATCAAGGGATTTACTATCAAGATATTGGATAGCCTGTCTTTTAATTTCGTCTGTCCGTTTCTGCAAGGCTGCCTGAAATTCATCTTTCTTCATCCACTTATAAAGCGTATCTCTTGAAATTCCCAATTCCTTTGCAATATCGGTTCTTGTTTGTTCCCCTTTTATCAGCATTTCCACGCATTTTAACTGCTTTTTAGTAATTCTGGGTGAATAGATTTTCTTTCCAGAACCTTTTAAAATATCGTTGTTATCCAACATTTTACACCCTCCTTTCAGTGCTTGTATTTTTATTCACTATATATGCAGTTTTTAGGCTATTTTTGCATATATATTTAATATTTATTCATTATGGTATGCATAACGTGCATACACTTATTTTAATTAAAAATCTGATAACACAACTCAACAATATCATCCATAGATAATACTTGATTTTCCATACAATCCGGAAATGATATGTGTTCATTTAAAATATCGCTATATTTGTTTACGGCTTTTACAAATTCGCCACCTGTATAAACAGGGGTTTTCTTTCTCTTACCGATTTTATCAATCAGACAAATCATAATTACAGTGCCGCAAATAAGAGCCGTAATAATAATACCTTCCATTAGTCCAATTCTACGACCTTTCCAAAAATAGGCTTATCCAAAATTTCATTAAACTTAAATCCCATATCCCTATGGTTATTTTCTGAAATTCTTTGAGCCTCACAGAATGCCGCCATAACACAAACATCAACAATTTCATCAAGTGTTACAGTGCTACAAGTCTTTGTGTATTTAGCACCCGGAAAATATCTATTCAAAGATTTTTCTAAATCTGCAACAGTATAAACGGGGGTATCTGGGTCTTTCACAATATTATCATTAAAAGCATCAATAGCACTTTCAAGTGCTTTCTTTGCAATACTCAATTTAGTTAAAGTATTAGCCTGTTTTGCAGTAATCATTTTTTATCCTTCCTTTCGCATATTATCAAGTAAATATTTAAAAATTTCCGCTGCTTCATTTACTGTCAATGTTTCATTTCCCATATCAGCCGGAGCATTCAAAACACAATGCACGGAATCAGAAATTTTATCCATCATACATTCATACATTGCCGAACATCCCGCAACAAATGCAGCCTCCATATCTTCACAATTAAAACCGCCTTGTAAAAAATACTTTGCTTTCTTTTCCAGAATCAATTTAACAAGGCTTTGTGTAATGGTTTCAGCATCTTTCTTATTAACATTAAATTTTTCACAGTCAAAAGCAGTCTTAAAAACATTCATAAAATCCATTCTTGTATCATCCTCTTTAATTCTTATTTTCAGACCCACAGGGGTATTTTTTCTGTTATAGTCAAAATCCGATTTTTGCTTATCGGTCAAAAAGTCATTAACAACACTTGCAGCAGTTTTATAATCACAATCAAGTGTAAATTTTATTTCCGATTTTATTAAAGTTTGCTTTACTTCAATAACCGGTTGTTTCATTTCTTCATCAATAAACACATATAAAATAAAAGACTCTGGGAAGTTATTCACCAGAGCATTACCCATATACTTTTTAAATTCTTCAAAATCTTTTGCAAATACAATCATACAATCCTCCAATCTACACCCGAAAAAATAGGGTGATTACTATATTAAAAATACAATAATCACCCCAAATAAATACAACTGGTAATCATATGGAGGTGATGTTTTTATTTAATTTTTAAGGGTTAAAAAACTTAAAACTTTAAAAAACACCCCGTATGAGTTGCAATAATTCTTTTAGTGCAAACATAACAATAAAAAGAAATAGAGAAATAGAGAAAAGCATACTATAAAGGCGGTATGCAAGCGCACAAATCAAGAAAAGAGAAAGATAAAGAAATGAGAAAGAGAGATTTAAAAAATCCCCATAAATTAGATAGGTCTCTCAAAATTAAGAGTAACCAAGAAAAAGTATGAACGCTGTATTTTTTCATACAGCAAAGAAAAGTATATATATAAACTCTCTTACCCGGCATAATGTATATATCATTTCAACATCTATGGGAATCCAGAATAAAAGAGGTTATACCGGTTAAACGCTTTTGAATGGAGCGATAACCATTTAATTACCACTCTGACAAGTAATAATTGCAAAGAATATAAACCAACTTTTTATAATCCCTGTATCGGTATAACAGGGGGATATATATATAAACCATTCACCCAGCATTGCAGATATATCATTTCACCGCTAAACACTCTGGATAAACAGAATATAACTTTTATATGCTTTTGGTATACCGGAGCAATAACCGGATGAACAGCCCTACACTGTGTGCAACTAACCACCAATTCTATCAAGAATCAGCAATTCACAATGTAAACCATTCCGACACTGGATATACATTTATATATAAACCACATCGGTCAATATGGCTTATAACAAAATAAGAAAAGTGCATTGACCTTTGAATTGTGATATGCCGAAATAACCACAGGGGGAATTTTTAAATTCAATGGGTCAATGGTATTTATACTATTCTTTTAATAAGATTCTTAATATATAAATAAATCAAGAATAGTATAAATATATATAATATATAAGAGTCTTATATATATACATTACTCATTAAGAATAGTATTAAATATAGATTCTTATATAAGAGTAATGCAATAATACTATTAACTACGTTAATACTATTATTGATTTATATATTATTATATATATAAGATAAATAAGTTTTGTTTTGAAATGATTTAGCACCCATCCGAAAAAATCAATATCGGTATGCTTGACATTGCAAAAGTTAATCCTTCTTATGGTTTCCCAGATAAAAAAGGACATAGACAGGTGCTAAACCATCCCATTAGTTGAACATAGATATATATAAACAATGCCGGAGCATTGAAAATAAGCGTATTGCCTCCCGTCCGGCTATTGACGAAAAGCAACGTATCATTTGCGCTTTTACAACTCAAATGATAAAGTAACGAGATATTAAAAATATGTCCATCGCATTTTTAAAGTGTTCTCTGCAATGGTTAATCGTCAGGAACTTTCTAAATTCTGACTAATCCATATTTAGCCCATTTCGGGAGTTGAACCCAAATTAAAACCACAATAGGCATATTGCCACCCTTGCCGGATGGCTAAACTTGCCAAACTCTTATCGAATTTATTTCATTTGTCTAACACTTACACATAAATAATCAAAGGTTGCCTATTCCGGGAATCGAACCCAGATTAAAACCATAATAGACAGATAGAGCCGCCCCCAATGGGGTATTGAGGGCAGCCAGCAAATTTATCTTTTATTGGAGGTAAATAAAAATGCCAATCTTCGCCTTTTGCGTGGGTTCACAAAAGACAGGTCTAAAAAATTTTAGTGAAAATATTCAAGCCATAATAGAGACATACTAAAAAATGCTTAAAGAATAATTATGACAGGAAATAAAAGCATACAGTTTAACGAGTTGTCCTCCGTACATCTTCTATCATATAGCATTTTTGACTTTTTGGGTCAAATCGTCTTAACTCAAATTAAGCCCCCTAAAATAGAGGGTTTGCAAGGGTTATCCACTTTTGAACACTTTTCTTTTTGTTCCGCTTTTCGCCTTTGCCACTCTAATTTTTTTGCTTTATTTCTCTGGGTTTGGCACTCGTCACATCTGCACTTGATAGCAACACGGGCATCAACTGTAAATGTTGCCCCACAATCAATACATACAACATCCCGCATTTTTCTTTCATTCAGGCAGGATTTACACAAACATTTTCCGTTTAAATTCTTCTTACTGGTTTTAACAGTCAATCCGCATTTCTCACACTTGAAATAATCGCCGTAGCCTTTGAAATGATTATATTGCAATCCTAATTCCCTAAAATCTGTAACAGTTAATAAAATAGCGGTTTTATCATCAATAAAATTCACTCTTAAATTAACTTTGTCAATTCTTTTCGGAGTCTCAATAAATCCCATTTCTTTCAACTTATAGAGGGTCAAGCCTCTTTCTTTCTGGTTTCCTTTTACCTTTGCCAAATTGAAAATATCTTTAATGTCCGTGTTCGTCCATCCGTTATTATTCGGATTTTTCGCATTATAATATTTAGCCAGACACAAGAGAGTAAATAAAAGGCGTTCCAGAGCCTTGTCATTGACCTGTGCAATGGTTTCTAACTCACCGGATGTAATATCTATACCATCAATTTCAAGCAGTTTAACGCCGCCTGTGTGCCTTGCAATCCTATCACAAGTATTTGACCAATCATTTTTATTTTGAGGGTATAGGGGGTATTTTTCGGCTAACGTCAATAACAGCAATTCCGTAATTCTCTTTTTTCTCAATCCTTCATATTGGTAATAATATTGAGCAAGCAGGGGCAGAATTTGCCCCGGCTTTTCAATTTCCTTTGTGGAGGTCAAAACCTCATTTTCAATATATTTTCTTTCGTTTAAGATGTATTCTTTCATTTGGTTCATATCCTTTCTTAATTCGTCTTAATCTCTTTCATTGTGTATCTTTCGCCATTAAACAGAATTTCCCCGGTTGCATCCTTTACCGGAATAACCATAGTGTTATCATTCTTTTCAAGCAGATTTTTAATAATCTGTTCACCCGCCACATTCCACGCAAAAGATTTTTTGTTTTTGGATTTATAGCAGAGGTCTAAAACAATGTCGCAAAGCACACGGGAATCAGGACATACACAATCACACATTTCAATAAATTCATCAAGCAAAAATTGCTTTTCAATATCTACGTTGTCTTTCTCTAATTTTTCCTTTTTAGCCTTTGCCATAAATTCAGAAATTCGGGATTTGTAGGCTTCATAAATATTTGAAATTGCTTTAAATTGCTGGGTGGAGTATTTAACACCGCTTTTCAAAATTGAATAGTTAAAATCATTTGAAATTGAGGGTTTAAACCCGTCGTATTCATCTTCAAAAATCCACGCAATTTTATTTACGGTGCAAGCATTAGTACCCAGAGGCATAAGCATATTATAAAAATCAAGGTGCTTTTTCATTTCTGCGCTGGTTTCCGTTTGCTCCTGCATTTCTTCAATATTACAACCATAATTGATAAGCGTGTTTAAATTGGAATTAGCAACATAATTTTCTTGTTCCTTTTTCTTTTCCGGATAAACATACTTAAAGAAATAGGGTTTATGACTTGCAACAATGGCTTTCTGAAGGTCTGTATATTCTCCATCCTTACGCAGTTTATACCAATATTCGGGCATTGGTTTAGAAATAATTCCTTTGCAGCGGTCAATAGAACATTGCTGGAAGTGTTGACCGCACATAATGCGATATTCTAACTCTTTATATTCTGGGGAATCGGGGGAAAATCCGGCTTGCACATCAAACATAGTTGTTACACGGTTTGTAATGTTTCCGATTTCATCATTAAAAGCGATTTTATTGCTTTCTATTAAATCTGTTTCCGTTGGTACTTTCTTTCCCGCCTTCTTTTGCAAGCAAATAATAGTTTTGCTGTTTTTCGTTTTAGCAAGTAACAAAGGGTGATTTGTGCAAAAATTTGTATCACCGTCAAAATCACTACCATTCATTGCTTCACAAGCGGTATCAAAAGCATTGTAAATAAGAGCCGTGTTAATGTACCTAAACCAATATGCCGCCTCACTACTATTATTCAATTTCATTTTTCTAATATTATTGTGACACGTCATCGGAGAACGGAAACAAACAATTTCCGTATCACCGTTATCAATCCAATACTTATGGTACACTTCACCAGCCTTTAAAAGACCCTTGACCGGCATATTAAACATAGATTCTGCAAGAGCATAAGCATCGCCGCCAATCATAGCATAGTTACCGTTAATCTTAATAGTACCCTTCTTTGCATTCTCAATTTTCTTTTCAATGTTTCTGTAAATCGAATCTTTAACAAATGGGTCATTTATCATTAAAGGGTTAATACAAAGAGCCTTTACAAAGTCATCAGCCATATACTGAATATTATTTTCATTAAGGGAACATCCAGCCATATATAAAATTGACTTTCTATAATCCGCACCCAAAATATCATTGATTTCATCAATCGTAGGTTTAACCAATTCTTTCAACTCTGCATCGGTAAAATCATAAGACTGTAAATATTGATATGAAGTAGTACGCACATTTTCAAGGGTACGGGGGGTTATTTTCGGGGTTGCAAATTCATAATGATTCAAGCAGCAATTATTATAGTAATCTTCCCAATTTTTATAACTGTCCCACAGTTTGAGCATAGATGCAGTTAAAATAACCTCTGCTTTTCGTACATCTCTGGGAGTACCCCATACATCAATAATTTCATATGTACCGGCTTTTTGCTCTGCAAACTCTATAAAGTTGAATGTGTATAGCATACCTTTTGAAAAGGCATAGCGGGTATTCATTCCGCTAATTGGTGTATCAGAGCCGGTCAAAGAATAATTGACCTTTGCGGAATAAGAAGGCAGCATCAAACCGAATCCATCAGAATTATTGTGTTCAATGTCGTAATTATCAATATGGGTTAATTCCGGTTCGCCCTCTTTTTCATCTGAAATCAAAATAACATTGTCTTTAAAATGGGTGATACAGTCATTAACAACAATAACGCCTTCAGGCTGAGGAATAGGCATTGAACCAGATGCAACCAATGCTTGATATGCTTCTAATTTTGCCGGTACTAACTCTTTGTTAAGGTCTCTGCCGTTATCAATTCTCTTTTTGATTTCATCATATAGGGCAGAATTGATATAAATAATAGTGCTGTTTTTAATACCGCCATTTGTACCCATCAAGCGGCGGTATTGAATGCCGTTGATTTTAAAACCTTGATTGCAGCGGTCATAATCTTTCACAGAGTCCATAACAATACAAACATAATCTTTTTTGAATTTGAGGGCGTTTAACTGCTTGTAAAGGTCTTTTATCTTTCTTTTGGTTTTAGTGGTTACAGCCTTTTTCTTTTCGCTCTGGATTTGTGTTTTAATATCGGCAATTTGGGAATTTGCATCCTGAATACCGTTTAATTCGTCAATCCAGCGTAATAATTGGCTATCGTTCAGAGATACCACAAATTCCGGGTATTCTCTTAAAGCGGTTTCAAGTGGAAGGGTTAAATTCCACTTTGATTTTTTCAGAAATCCGCTATTGATTTTATATACTTTTCTTTGCTCATTCAATTTCATAACAATCAATTTTCCTTTCTCTTAATGTATTTCAAGCCTTTATCTTTCCATTCTGGGGGCATAGGGCGAACACCATTTAACCATTTTGTCATTGTTTGATGTGGTACGCCGTAATGCTGGGCGCACTTTGTAATACTGTTAAATTTCTTTCCTTCACACTTGACCGGAAAACCGTGTGCAATAGATAATCTTTCCTTTTGCTCTGCCGTTCTTTTAACTCCCTTATTGGCTTTACCAATTCTTTCATTACGTGTACCCCAATCAGAATTATGTTGATGTGATACCCATTCTAAATTAAAAACCGTGTTATCTTTCTTATCCTCTGATTTATGGTTGACTTCCGGCAAATTGTGCGGATTTGGAATAAAGGCATTTGCAACCAATCTACTAACTAACAATGTATGTCTTTTTCCGTTTTCACGGATGGTAACATACAAATACCCCTTTTTGCCTATGGTTTGTCTCATAATCTTTTCAGTGTGAAAAGCGGTATAACCATTACTAACAAATCTTTCATAAGTGATTGACTTAATACGCCCAAAATTTGAGACTTGATACAGGGGGTAATTTTCAATCCGTTTCCATTCTTCGCCGGGTAAATCCTCAATACATAAATACTCATAGCAATACTTTTTCTTTGTCATCTTCATAAATAATCAAACCTTTCAATATTTCTTTTCTTCTCTCCCGGCTTTCTCTTTCTTTTCTCTTTATCTTTAATAGTTGAATTTCTTTAAATATTCGTCAATTCGCTTTTCTGTTTCATCTGCTAAATTAAGGTCATTTCTCAACCACGCATTTAATGCTTGTGTGCTGATTTTAATATTTTTACAAAATCTTGTTTTTGGTAAATCAAGAGCCTTCAGCAGATTTAAACACCTGTTTTTCAAATCCGGCATATTGTGCCTCCTTTCTTTCTATGTTTCAAAATGTGGAAATTAAAAAAATATAAGAATGCAGGGAACATTTTTTATAGTCCCCTCTATAAACGTAAAATCAGTGTTTTTTTATAGGGGTCTCAAAACCCTTGCAACACAAGCAATTATTGAGGGTCTAAAAGGGGTTATCTCAAACGGTTGTGCTAACATCTCAAAATTGCTGTTTCTACCATTCCCATCTATTAACGAAATTCAGCATTTTTATATAGGGGGTCAAAAGCCATTGAAAACAAAGGCAAAAACGCCCATAAATAAAGGCTTCATCTCGATTTGCTAAACGGAATGTTTTTAATCAATCTCAAAATATAAAAACGGAATTATTTTATATATCCATCTATATACATTTTTCAGTGTTTTTTATAGAGGGTGAATAATGCTTGATATACAAGGCGAAAAACCGCTTGATTTAAGGCATCATCCCAAAATGAACAGGTATTATTTTTTTCTGGTCATCTCAAAATTGATAACTTCACATTTTTAATATCCATCTATAAACAATTTTTAAGGGTTTTATATCAGAGCCGAAAAGCCGTTGATTTATCGGCTAAAATTGGCTTGTTTTAAGGCTTCATCTTTAAAAACACTTTTCTACAATTTGCGGGTTATCTTAAAATTGCTATCCGTAACATTTTTTAATTCCCTTCTATATAGAAAATCCAATAAATATTTTTAAAGTATTTTTTAGTCCTTTAAAACCATTGGAAAAACGCCGATTTTTCAAGGGTTTGTATTGACCTCATCCCAAAATATAAATGATTACATCTTTTAAAACGCTGCGTTACATTCCCCATCTATAAACAAAAAATAAGTGTTTTTTATAGGGCGTTTTATAACCCCCTCTAAACAGTAGATAAATTGAGGGTTTAAAAGGGGTTATCTCAAAAAACGCTTGCTAACATCCTAAAATGAACTTGGGGGACATCTCTAAAAACGCACCGTCTTAATTTTGCAAAATGCGCTGTAACCACTCATCATAAACGCTTATTTGCTCCCGGTTAATTATCTTGTTATCCTCTGTTAAATCACCCTTGACAACTGCAATAATGCCGGTACGGTTCTTTTTGCCGTATCGGTTCATATCTTCCAGTGCTGCGCCCTCATCATCAAAAGTATTCAATACGGTTTCTGTAAAGCCTTTAACCCTTACAAGGTGATATTTTCTTGTGTCTTTCTTTGCTCGTGCCAT